TATTAAACACTTTAAAACCCGCTAAAGAAACTGTTGTTAAGTTTTTAGGAAGTATGGTTGATCCTATTAACTCATTAACATATGGGATTGGGAGTGATGATATTCAAGACGATTTAAAAATTTTAGAAAAGCAGAAAAAGGAAAATGAAGAAAAAACAGTTATTGATAATACGCAAAGAAATGTTCAATTATCCCAACTTGAAGCTCAATCTAGAGGTGAAGAAACACCTAATGTAATATCTAAAGATAAATATGATGACACTAATAGAAAGATAGGTAATAAACAACAAGAATTATTAAAAGCAAATGAAAACCCTCTTAAAAATCCTGGGGTAATTCCTATAACAAAATTTGTTCGAAAATTAAATTCATTTCCTTTATGTAACCCTTTAGAGGTAGGAATTAATGCAGCATTCCCACCTGGTAGTCCTGTTGCAACTGGATTAAGTAATATTCAAAATCCTCTTAAACAAATTCAAGATATTTTCCTTAATTTTAGATTAATAGAAGGAAATCAAGTTGTTACAGGAACCTCAATACCACAACCCATTGCAGTAGGTGAATTTACTATTACTATTCCTGGCCCTGATATTTTATCTCCTGGAACTAATTGTTTTATTCAACAAATGAATAATAAAACAATATTTACTAATATGCTTGGTGTAGTTAAATCAAGCACTGCAGAACCCTCTACTGAAAAACCATTACAAACTCAACCGGATCCTGTTAATTATATCATTGAAATTCAAAGATTTGACCCATTAGATCCACCTACTAAAAAATCTAAATCAGGTAATACTATTCTGGATGGAGAACAAAATCCAACCTTAGAAACTTTTACTAATTGGGAAGTAACTTATGAAACTACAACTACAACTGATATTAGGGAACTAGCCGAATCAGTACAATCCGTTACAGATGCCCTAAGGGAAGTTGGTTTTACAGAAGTAATAAATACTTTTAACCAAATCCCAGATAGTTTTTTAGATTTAGGAAAAATTAAAAAAACCCTTCTTGAAATTGATTTATTTTTAAATAAAAATGTTTTACCTGAAATAAATGCTGTTGCAAATGCAACTAGTACAGCTTCACAAACACTTTCAGGGGGTCTTACTTCAAAACAAGTAATAGATAGATCTAAAATTTTTACTAAATTTTATAATGAAATAAAACCTCTAATAGAATTTGATTTATCATTACAAAACGTTTTTAAATCTCAAATACAAGATATAAATAAAGTATTAAGAGGTGCAATTCCATACGATCAATTAGCTAAATTAGTAGGAACAATAATTAAATTTACTAAATTTGTAACAAACACAGTTAATTTTGTTTTAGGTATATTTCAATTTTTAAATGTTTTAGTTAAAACCCTATTAGTTGTTGTTAAAGTTTTTAAAGTATTAATGAAGGTTATTCAAGCCGTAGCAAATGCTCTTCCTACAATGTTCGCAACAGCAGGGATAGTAAATACTCTTGGAAAAGTAGTTATAGATGTAGGTGTAGCTTTAGATTTTGCAGATGCTGCCTTAAAAGAAATAAGTGGGGCATTAGATGATGTTATTAGAAGTTTAACAGAACTTAGAAAATACCTTAAATTACTAACATCAGAATTAGCAAAAATGCAACAAACATTTGAAACTTGTGCTAATTTAGATGGAAGAAAAGATATGAATTTGAATGGAGCTATTCAAGGCTTAGTTTCAGCTGCTACAGGTGTTCCATTTCCTGATAATACTGTCAGAACTCAAGTTGAAGAAGTATTTGGGTTTTATACTCCTGATGGAAAATTTGATAATGGTCAAGAAGCATCTGAATTATCCCAATTTGGAAACACTTTAGTTACCACTGCGGATGGAACTATATTAGTTCTCCCAGGTACAGTATGGGGTTTTGATTTAAATGGTCAAATTATATTTGGAGGTGATTTAATTTCTGGAGCAACAGGTGTTAATTTTGAAGAAACTAGAGGCCAAGCTTTTAGAAAAAGTTTAAGAGATAATTTTAATTTTTATACTTTTAATAAATTTAAAGGTGCTAATAATGCTAATTTAGTTGGAAATTTAGAAGCACAATCTATTGAATTATATGCTAAACAAGTAGAAGATGCTAGAAATAAAACTGCAGGAGATAAATTTGGAAATTTTCAAGAAGTATATTTAGGGTATACTATTAGAATACAAGAAGAAAAACCAATATCCGATACTTCTAAAGGTGAAAGTAATTTAGTTAGAAGAAGAGGAGTAGCATTTGATATTGAGGAAAATTTAGTAGCTGCTTCTGATTTAACATTTAGTGATGATTTAAATTTAATTGTAAATGAAACTAAATATAAAATTAGAAGAAATGTTCAACAGGGTATAATAGGAGTAGGAACTGTAAATAACCAAAACCTCCCTGATGACGATGCTGTAAAAATAGCAGAAACTACAGGTGCAAATCCACTAGCTATTAGTAATATAAAAGCACAAGCTAATAACCGAAATGCAAATAGTATAGATGGTGGATCAGGAGGACAAACTAATAAGGATCCTGTTGCAATGAGAACGGGTAATAGTCCATTTGAGGAAGCAGGAGGAGAACCAGCACAAATAGTATCAAATCAATCCTCACCTAATAAAACTATAAATACTAATAAATTAATCCAACAACCATTTGCAGATTTTATAGAAGAAAATCCATCTTTAAAAAAGATGCAAGATACTTTTAAATTACTTCAAGGTGCATCTACATCACAACTTAATGATATAATGTCAGCACCCGGAGTATTTGATTTAAATGGAGAAGAATTAGCTGAAAAATTAAAAAGTAATATTGTTAGTTCAATTAATCCTAATCCTGAACATATTGAAGAAATAACAAAGAAAACAGAAATATGGTTAGAAGGATTAAAAGAAACTACAAAAATGGATTATGATCAAATTGTTTTAAATATGCATCCAAAACAAAGAATGGCATATCCACCATTTGAAGTATATTATGACAGTATAGAACCTGAAGAATTTGATAAGTGGATTAAATTCCTTCTTTCTAAAGACTATACCCAAGAAGAAATCCTATCGGGTGTAAAAGAAGAATCATTGCGTGATGATTACAAAATTAAGTTTGATCAAAAAGGTAAAGGAGGTAAAATCCTTAAAGTAGTAATTTCACGTAGAAACCAAAGATTAAGAGATCAAATTAATAAATAAAAATTCAATAAACAAATATTTATAATCATGAAAGTAGAAGCTTTTAGAAAAATTATCCGAGAAGAAGTAAGAGACGTAATTAAAGAAGAATTATCTTTGATTATGAGCACTCCTGTTACTGAAACAAAAGTAGTGCAAAAGCCGGTTGTTGAACAAAAAACTACCAAACACTCACTAGCTGAATTAACAGAAACAGTACAACCTACTGCTCCACAGCAACCATTATTTGATTCCAATGACCCTATAGCACAAATATTAAATGAAACAAATGCTGCGGGTGAATGGAGAAACTTAAATGGAGGAAGTGGATATACAGCACAAGATGCTGTTGGATTCCAAGGTGGAATGGCTGGAGGTGAAACTAAAGTAGTAAGCTCAGTAGATGAAATGATGGCATCACAACCAAAAACATCAGATATAAACCAAGTATCAATTGATGCTGTCCCAGACTTTACAGGTTTAATGGGTAAATTAAAAGAAGACGGTAAAATATAATAATGGCATATATAGTACGCAATGTTGATGTTTTAGATTTAAAACCAAGTACTGGTGTAGGTATTGATTTACCTTTCAATGGTCCTACAGGTATAAACACAACTTATACTACTAAAGATGCTGTTAAAGCTAATCTTTTAAACTTTATCCTAACAGGTAAACGAGAAAGAGTCATGAACCCTACATTTGGTTCAGGTGTACGTGATTTAATATTTGAACAACAAACAGAAGATTTAACTGATCAAGTTGAAGATTTAATTGTAGGAGGTGTAGAAGCATATTTCCCCCAAGTTCAAATAAATACCTTAAATGTAGTACAATCACCTGACAGTTATACTATAACCATATATCTTAATTACTCTGTAATTAATACAAATATACAAGACGAATTACAAATAAACTTAACCAATGGCGGAGTCTAAGGAAATAACATACTTAAATAAGGACTTTGATAGTTTTAAACAGAAACTCATTGAGTTTGCTGAAGTCTACTATCCAAATACTTATAACGATTTTTCAGATACCTCTGCAGGTATGATGTTAATCGAAATGTCTGCCTATATTGGTGACGTTTTATCATTTTATGGCGATAACCAAGTACAAGAAAATTTTTTACAATTTGCTAAACAAAGAAGTTCTTTACTTTCATTAGCTTATAATCATGGTTATTTTCCCCAAGTAACAAATGCATCTTCAGTTGATGTAAATATATTCCAAACTATTCCTGCTACTATTGAAGGTGGTAGAGTATCTCCCGATTTTAATTATGCTATGATTATAGAGGAAGGAGCACAAGTCCAAGCTAGTACTAACACCTCACAACTTTTTTATCTAGAAAATAAAATTGATTTTACAGTATCTGGAAGTGCTGATCCAACAGACATATCTGTTTATTCTTTAGATTCAAATAATCAACCTAATTTCTATTTATTAAAAAAGAGATCTAGAGCATCTGCTGGTACATTAAAAACAACAACATTTAGTTTTACAACCCCACAAAGGTTTAATACTGTACAAGTTGAAGATGATAATGTAATTGAAATTACAAGAATAACAGATACAAATGGAGCTAGATGGTATGAAGTACCCTATTTAGCACAAGAAACTATATTTGATTCTCAAACCAATATAGCTGCTAACGATCCTGAATTATATCAATATAATGAAACTACACCTTATCTTTTAAAAATTAAGAAGGTGCCTAAAAGATTTATAAAACGATTTAAAACTAATAATACAGTAGAGTTACAATTTGGACCTGGAGTATCTTCAGGACAAGATGAAACTATTACCCCAAATTCAGATAATGTAGGAATGGGGCTACCTTATGGTACAGATAAGCTTTTAACAGCATACGATCCTTCTAACTTCTTATATACAAGAACTTATGGATTATCTCCTTCAAATACTACTTTAACTGTAGAATATCTTGTAGGAGGTGGAGCAACATCAAATGTTCCAGTTAACTCAATTACCCAATTATCCTCAGGTACAGTAACATTTTTTGGAACAAGTTTAGATTCTACACTACAATCAACTGTTAGAGATTCTTTAGCATTTAATAATCCAAACGCTGCTACTGGTGGAGGGGATGGAGATACAAATGAAGATGTTAGACAAAACGCTATAGCACAATACCCTACTCAATTACGTACTGTAACTAAAGATGACTATTCAATTAGATCCTTATCCTTACCTTCAAAATATGGTGTTGTTTCTAAAGTATATATAACACAAAATTCTGGTATATCACCTAATAGAAGAACTCCTGAAGGAAGTTATGATACTAATGTTTTAGATTTATATTTACTATCAAGAAACACTACTGGTAAACTTTCTATAGCAGATCCCGCTTTAAAACAAAATTTAATTACTTACTTAGGTGAGTATAGAATGTTAACTGACGCTGTAGTAATTAAAGATGCTTTTATTATTAACATTGGAGTTAACTTCGACGTTATTTTACAACCTAACTTTAATAATAGAGTTATATTAAATAATTGTATTAATGCCCTTATAGCTTATTTTGATATTGATAGATGGCAGTTAAATCAACCCATTTTAATTAATAACGTTAGAAACGTATTAGATAATATAGAAGGTATCCAAACAGTTAAAAAATTAGAAATTGTAAACAAAGTAGGAACAAACGAAAATTACTCTGAATTCGCTTATGATATGAATGGTGCTACAATTGATGAAGTACTTTACCCATCATTAGACCCAAGTATATTTGAATTAAAATTTCCTGATACGGATATTCAAGGAAGAGTAGTAACAAACTAAAAAAATGGCAGTATACAAAATATTCCCCGAAAAAGATGCTTTTATTTCATCTCATGATCCTGCTCAAAACACAGGACGAGATGAAGTATTAGAAATTTCAAATACAAATGCTATTAACCTCAACACATCAGCTCAAGGTGATGTTCCTGCCGTTAAACGTACTTTAATTCAATTTAAAACAACTGATATAAATGATGTAATTACTAATAAAATAGGCAATGCTGCCTTTTCTAGTAGTTTAAATTTATATTTAGCTAATGCTACAGTTGCCCCATTAGATTATACTTTAGAAGCATATCCTGTGTCTGGAGCTTGGGATATGGGAACTGGTAGAGTAAGCGATATACCTAAAACAACAGATGGGTGTTCATGGGGTTGGAGAGGAGCCTCAGGTTCAAATGCTTGGTCTTCAAGTGGAGGAGATTGGTATACTGATAAATCAGGTTCATCTCAAGATTTTCTTTACACAAGTAATAAAGATATTTTAATGGATGTTACTAACATGATTAAACTATGGAACAGTAGCTCAATTGATAATCATGGATTTATAGTTAAATTAACCGGGAGTATCGAACTTTCGGATTCATACGTTGAAACCGCTTACTTTTCCGTAGATACTCATACAATATACCCACCTGCTTTAGAATTTAAGTGGGACGATTCAATATATTCATCATCACTTCCTCCCGTAACTGGTAGCGATTTTATTTTATCTTTTACAAATTTAAAACAAGAATTTGAGGACAGTGGAGTATATAACTTTAAATTAAGATCAAGAGATACTTATCCTGCTAGGTCGTTCCAAACTAGCTCCGTATATTTGGATGCTAAGGTACTTCCCACATCCTCTTATTGGGGTCTAAAAGATTCTAAAACAGGAGAAATGGTAGTAGATTTCGATACTTCATATACAAAAATTAGTTCTAATAACGAAGGAAACTATTTTACAGTTTACATGGATGGATTAGAACCATAAAGATATTATCAATTAATGGTTAAAACTACAGTCGACAGTGAAACTATGATAATTGAAGATAAAGGAAACTTTTTTAAAGTAGTTAGATAATGTCAAATCAGGAAGTAAAACTTAATAAACAGGTATTTGGAAAAGTATCCTATCCAAAGATAGTAGATACTAAATTCAAAGAACTAGTTTCTACAGAGGAATTAGTTGCTTTAGAAGAGCCAATGACTGTCGCTGAGTTATTTGCTGAATATGATCGTTTATTTTTTGATATTCCTAGAAAAGGAAATTTTGGTTCACACGAAGAAATAGTTAAAAGAAGTTCCTCATATATTGGTGTAACAGGTCAATCAGAAGAATTCCAAGCATTAATAGAAGAAATTAACGATTTAAGAGTTAAACTATTAACATCACAGCAAGAAATTATTAACTTGAGCAGTAATATATAATGGAAAAAATTAGTGTTGTAAATTCAACTAATACGTACCAAAATCAAAATTATGATAGTAAAGATTCTTCTTTATTAAATGGTTTTGATATAAATAGAGAGTTTGGGGCAGAACAAGATACAGTTGAATTACATATATATAATGCTAATAATCAACTCTTAAGATCCCTTTATAATTTTCCAAATTATACTGTTCAAAACACAGTAGATAATAGTTCACTATACGATACTGTTTATCTTAATCCTGAAAATGATTTAAAATCATTAGGATATAATTTAGGACAATATACCCCAGTATATAACTTCTACCGTACTTTATTTTTAAGTAATACTGATACAAGATTTTTTATTAAAGAAATCTCTTCAGATAGAACAGAAATTAGAGTTACAACTAACAATATTTCATATGATGCTTTAGGTACATCATATTTTAACTACATAACATCTAAAACTGGTAAAAGTTTCTATTCTGATTTCCTTTTAAACTTTGGAGAAAATAGAACTTTAATTGGTGTTAATACTTTATTAGAGACTGCTAATACGGATGAACCTAGTATTTTTATTAAATTATATGAACCGTTACCAAACGATTTAAGTGTAAAAGATACACTTTGGTTTGTAGAGCAAGTATCCGATCCATATTCTTTTACAGTTGATATTCAATTTATAGCTGAAGAAGAAGAAGAACAATTAAGGTATTTAAGAGGTCCAAATACCGATATTGAATTAAATAAGTCAACTAATTTTACTACAAAGTATTTTAATATTAATGAAATATTAGATACTACTCTAACTTCCTCTTATCAACAAGTAAAGTCTGTACTTGAAGAAAAAAGTATAGATATTAACATAGATCATACAGATTATAATGACTTTGTTCATTTTGGGTCTGCCTATGATCGTTTAGAAAATTTTAAGTATAAACTTACTTTAATTCAAAATTACCAAAGTGATTTAAATCAACTAACTGGAATAGATCCTTTAACAGATGAAAGTTTTATATCTGCTTCTAAATCTGGTATTCAACAGAATATAGATACGTTAATTGAAAAATTTGATAATTACGAATATTATCTATATTTTGATTCTGGAAGTAAAGCCTGGCCTAAATCTAATCAATACCCCCCTTATAACAATTATACTATATCTTCAGAATCATCCTCAGTTTGGTATGGTTCAATTGATGAATCAAACGAGTTTTATGGTGGACAAATATTATCTGCTTCTTTTTATGATGAAGATAATAGGGATTACGTTTTTAATACTTTACCTGCCTTTATTCAGGAAGACATTCAAAACCAAAATTTAGAATTATTAGTATCAATGTTAGGTCAACATTTTGACTACATTTGGACTTATACTAAGGCTATAGGAGATATAAAAGATGCTGATAACAGGCCTAATTTTGGTATTTCAAAAGAATTAGTAGCTGATGCTTTACGTTCTTTAGGTATAAAATTATATAATACAAATAGAACAGACGAAGATATATTTACTTCACTTCTAGGAGTTACCCCTACAGGAGGTTTTGTTCCTAGTACTGGTTCATATAGAATTGAAACTTATGTTTCTGCTTCAAACGAAGTTATTTCTTATGATGATGTAAATAAGGAAGTTTATAAACGTATAT